ACTTTATATTTATCTAAATCCCTATTAATATTACCCAAACGATTAGGTATATTTAATTCACCGGGATCAAATTGACGGCCATTTTTTCTAGCCATTTCATTGGCAATAAATTCTTCTCGATTTTCACTTGTTACTGTAGGCATCATTGAACTCCGGGTTGTAGACCTAGCACTGACTCATTTGCATACCTATATTGTTCAGCATTACGACTTGCAATTTCCTTTTCCAGCCTTGCAGTATCCAAATGGTGTACCAAAAGCTCCATAATGGACTCAATTTCTGTTTTATTTTGGCTAGTTACAGCTCTCATGTTCACGTCATGGACTCTAGCCTCTAGCATGGACTCAGTGTTGTGGGCTTTGGCTGTCTGTCTCATCAACTCACGTTGAGTCTCAGCTTGTTGTTTAACAGATTCGATGTCCTGACGTTGCTTAATGGTCATCTGGAGCTGTTGAATCTGTTGTTGCATGGCTTGCATCTGTTGTTGAGACATAGCCAATTGCATCTGAATCTGAGGAGGAACTTTAGATTTGGTGTCGATTTGAGACATTGGATTGGCCGCAGCCAGTCTGTCAGCAATCATCTCAGCGCCGGGGAAATCCATATTCCTAAAGAACAAGTCACCAGCTATTTGCATCAGGGCTGGGTCTGCCGCTAGCAGTGGCATCATGCTTTCCACAGCCTCTTGACGCTTGCTGTTGTAGCCGGGTCCAGTGTCCATCACCACATCATACTCACCCACTGATGTGTCATTCAATATCTTGTAAACACCTTCCTCATCAGCTCCAAACGAGTTCAAACTCACTAAATCAGGCTTTCCATCATCCCCAATAATCCTCATCACCCTCTCAGAATCATAGATTTTGGGCACTAAATCCAAAATTACCTTGCCCAAATGCCTAATTGATCGAGTCAAATTGTCGTAAAAGTGGAAGTTTGACATGTCCACTTGTTGCTGTTGCCCATTTAGTGCTTTGCCTGAGATGTTGCCACTGGGGAGCTGATTTGGGTCAACAATGCCTATGACTGCTTGGAGGTCTTGGCTGATGCTGGCTGAGGCGGCCATAATGCCAGCAGGAGGACTCTCAGGCTGAATCCTCGATGGCACTGGTGCTGGCCTACCATCTATATCAACTTGCTTGTATCTCAGTGTTGCAGTGGACTTGATGTTAGCTTGTGCCCATTCAGTCTCATGGCCTTCATCTTGGCCTTCAGCAATCAACCATTTTGGCTTTGGAGCAAGGGCAATGCTCTCAGTCATGGAGGTTTGCCAGAAGTTGTACATGCGTTGTGGGTCTTTTGCTTGCCTCACAAGGCCAAACTTCTTACGCTTGTTCTCAACAATCAATTGCTGACCATAGACAGGAATGATTGGGATGTATTTGCCAGCCCATTTGCCTTCTTCTAGGACTTGCATTCCAGTGATCTTTGCCCACCAAATCTCTTTTTTGACTGTATCTCTCTGGTCAATGATGTCTTTTGGGTCACCCTTAAACTCATCTTTGTACTCAGTTGTGCCATCAGCAAGCATCAGGAGCTTGGTTTTAATGTGCTTGGTGTAGAAGTATTCAGCAATTCTGATGTCTTCCCTCATTACCCATTCAGCATTGGTGTCACCAGCTCCTCTAAGATTGAACTGAGTGCCATCGTCAGCATCTGGATACATTTTCCTGAATTGTTGCTTAGAGATGACTTCAGTAATCAGGCATCTTTCAGCATCACAGCCATCAGGCATGACTGAGTTAGGGTCAAAGTAGACAGTAAAAGGGTTGACTATGGATTTGATGTAAATCTCTTGATCAAAGCTATCTGGCTTGGTGTAGTCAGTGACAACACGGAAGAAGCCCCATCCCATACGCACGGCGAAGTCAACTGCGTTGTCATAAGCCTGATCAGCATCTGAATTGACTTCAATATGCCTACACAGACCAGTAAGAATCTCTGCCATTTTTGCATCTGATTCATTATTTACCCCATGAACCTTGATTCTAGGCCTCTGTTGCCTAATGTTATTAGTAACCTGACGTACATAAGCATCAATCTTATTAATGGTCAGGCAAGGCCTAGATTCAAGTGTACGACTGTTCTGGATTTCTACAGGCCATTGGTCACCAGCACTAAATCTCAAGTCTTCTAATGCTTCTTGACGATTCATCATGTCTGCATCTGTACATAGGTGCAGAAACTGTTGAGCTTCAGTAATTAAACCATTCGACTCTAAATCATCCATATTAGCCCATCCAGTTGATCGAGGGTTGATACACTGCTTTCTTAGGATGCTTTTTAGGTTCATTGACCATCAAGCCAATATACCTGAAAGCATCAGCCCCATGACTGTATTGATCATGTAAAGGAGTCTTACTAAATGCTTTGGTATCTGGATCAACTTCATACCTGTAATGCCTGAGAGCATTTAAGCCCTCCTCACAGTTATTTCGATCAAAATAGCAATTCGGAAAGATGGTCCTTGAAGCATTAATACTGTCAACAATGGGCACTCTTTCCAATATTCTAGTCTTAAATCCTAAAGTTCGCACTATTTCTTCTATGCTCTTGCCATTGGATGCTAAAGTCTTGTTCTGTGCATCGTGAGGCAACCACAAGGTATCCAACATGTATCCAAAGGTTTGGACCTTGGCAAGAATGGCTGAGATAGTCTCTTGGCTTGTCTCAAAGTACCTGATCAACCTTGTTTCCATGCCTATAAACTGGACAAACCAAATAGCAGTAGCATCTGACCATCCAAGGTCAAACACACAATGTACTGGCTTGATTGGATCGTAATTGACCCTTGTAATCCTCTCTTGTAGCTCTGCCATTTGTAGTTCCTTGGCAAAGATAGCTCCATCTACAGATTGCCTGCAAACACCTTCCCAGACTGTTGCATAGGCTTCTGGGTCTCTAGCCCTCAAAGCATCCTTTTCAAGCCTCAATGTCTCTGGAAACCAAGGATTGTCAGACCAATTGATTTTGACTACTTGGGCATCTTGTGGAGGATGTAGGATAAACCTTTGATAGGTATTGTCAGACTCTAACTCTGGGTTGAAACTCACCCAAATCTCTGACTTTTCTTTCCTAATAGTAGGAATTAAGACATCCCAGCTTCTAGCACTGACGCTTTGTCCCTCCTCACACCAACAAATATCAACACCCTCATAGGACTTGACGTTTGCTACGTTGTTCTTGAGGCCTACAAAGTTAATCTCAGTCCCATTCTTGCCTCTAATAGTTCTGTCAGTGATTTCATAAAAGTCTATCAAGCCCATTGCCAGTATCTGGTCATTTAAGAGCTTGTGGACTGAATCCTTGATGGATGTCTGAAACTCACGAGTACAAAGTATGCGTAAAGGCTTGACAGCTCCTTGGATCAGCAATGCCCTAGCAATGCCCCATGACTTTGCTCCACCTCGACCGCCCCAGAGCACCTTATACCTCGATGGCTTAAACAAGCACTCTAGCTTCTCAGGAAACTCAACCTTGTTGATTACCTCTTGGATGCTACTCATCTGCCTTGACAAATGTGACTTGGATAGATGGAATCAGTGGTGTGCCATTCTCACCTGTAATCTCTTGCTTGACACTCTCACGATATTTCTTGGGAAAGCGTGCCGCCATACTCCTCGACCATATCGAGGCATTCAGCTTTGCACCATCCTTGTGCTCCAACATGTATGCCTGAGCTTGCTCCTCCCACCATGTTTGCTCTAAAACTTTGGCATCTTCCAAGGCATGCAGAAAGTTCTCGTATTTATCTCTCCAATCATACATAACTCTTAATGAAACCCCTAAGTTAGAACTAATTTGTTCATAACTCTTGCCTAAAGCACCCAATTCCCTGACTTTTTCGCAATAGGATGGGTCATACAAAGTTGGTCTTCCAAATGGTTTAATTACGTCATTCATTTAGGTTCTTCCTCATGGTAACCAAACTCATAAGGATAGCCTTCTGTGGATAATGTTTTAGCAGGAACAGTTTTCTTAACAATATCGTAATCACCATTTAGTACGTTTTCACCATGCCATTTAGCATAATCTTTACTTGTTGTAACCCAATCACCATGATTTATGTCTGAAATACCTTTAGGAACTGCTCTGTAGATATCAATTGGAGCATCAGGCTTGTTTCTAGCTTTAAGTGCCGCCATTCTCCACTGGTGATCTATTGCAGATTCTCCAACACCATACAATTGTTTACCTGTGTGAGAATAAACGTCTGCTGGCATAATTTGAGTTAAATCATGCAAAAAAGCACCATAAACATTTGCATTAGGTGCTGTGTGGCTTCCTCGATATTCAGACATTCCCATAGGGGAATAAGAATCTGCCATTCTTCTAGCTAATTCCTGAGTTTTTGGACCATATTCAGGAAATTCTTTAGCAGATTCAGCTACTTGCTGATTTAAAACTCTAGCTTGATCATTAGCATTACCTAATCCTTGTTGAAAACTTTGGATTGGATTAGCAACAGTATCTCCTAGTCTACGTTTAAAGCTATCAATACTGCTATAAATGTCAGCTAGAGTAGGCATAAATCACCATTATTGAGGAGAAGTTTCCTCAGATTGTACAGGAGGCTTAGGAGCTTGTGCTTGGGCTTCTGCAACCATTTTGTTCAACAGAGTCTGCATGTCCCTGATCTTATGCTCTAGGCTTGCAATGATCAAGTTAAGCTCTTGGGTTTCATGTGTAAACTTAAACATTATTTCTTTTCCTTTTTCTTTTGTGCTTCACGTTTTTCTGAGTATGCAATCGCCACAGCCTGTTTTACAGGTTTGCCAGCTTTGACCTCAGTTGCTATGTTTTTCTTGAATGCTTCTGGTTTGGTTGATTTGATTAGTGGCATTTAACAATTCCAATTATTTAATGATGCTTTTGCTCTTTCTGCTGGTCCTTTTGCATTCTTGACCACTCCTTCCATCCTTGCACAAAAACTTGCTTTTCTACCCTCATCCTTTTTAGTCTTTGGGTTTGGAGCTGGTGCTTTAAGATGTGATCCATTCTTGGCATTGTATTCAGCTCTGCCTTTAGCAGTCATGCCAGCACCAGATTCTGTAGAGTTGTAGGTCTTGCCTTTGCCTACAGTCTTGTGCTCTATGGGCTTATCATGCTTCTTCATTTTTTGGCAGTCTTAGCTGATTGTTTAAAAGCCTGAGCAGTAGGAGCACCATTAGACCCTACCTTACGCATTTTTTCTACAGGCTTGCCCTCTGCTTTTTCTTCTTTTATACGTTTTTGTTTTGCATGAATGTTATCGTATAGTCCAGCCATTTAAACCTCCATTACTGCACAAATGTCTGCTTCTTGGATGATCTGGTAGTCCTGACCATCAATCTTTTGTGTAGGCCAGTCTAAGTAGTCTCCATTGCCATATTTGATGAGATCACCAACTTGGCATTGGTCAACATCTGGACCTATTGCAACAATCACACCCTCGTTAAAAGGTTCTTTGTTGTCAATGTAAATAATATCAGAAATATTTCTGACGTGTGGCTTGACCACAACACGATCAAACAGAGGTTTTAGCATTTGGCCTACCTCTCTTTGGAGGCGTAACTACTGGTAATTCAATCAGTTTGCGACTCATGGTAGAAAAAACACCTGAATCACATGACTCAGGTGAAGTCTTGGCAACTGCCTCCAAGCTCTTTGCAAATTCTCCACACCATTCATTTTCATGTCTGTTTTGGTAAGTAGGAAATCTTCTACAACTACCTAAATTACTGCCCATGAAATAAACGCATGTCTTACAATTGTTTTCAGCCATCGAGTGCCCTCTCACTTGTTGGTTAGAAAGCCCTTTAGTCCTACATGACTTTAGGGCTTTCGATTTTTACATGTCCTGAACGTGAGGCATACGTTTGTGTTCGTAGCAGTTAGCCTCTGATGTGCCACCCTTCATTTCACCCAAACGCCCATCGTGATGACCCATGTGGCTTGCTTCACGCTCACCAATGCCATCAGCCTTCCCCATGCCAACTCCACCCATGATAGGCCTTTTACGCTCTCCTGATGTATCAGAAGACAATGCACCCTTGGGAGCTTTTTCACCTGACATGCCAGTTTTAAAAGTCTCTTTGTCCTCTTTAGGAACACTGACCTTTTTCATGCCAGTCATGTCACTTGATGTAACACCCTTTGGCTCTTTTTCCATTTTTGGATAACCCATTTTTAAATCCTTGCAAGGTTTATGGTATGTATACAGCCTTCATTACCCTTTGAGGTTTCCCACTTTTACCATTTCTTCTGTCTCCAGTGTCAATGATGAGTTTTTTTCTCAAAAGGCCTTGATATCTAGCTGTAACTGAACTATAGGGCAAATGGTGCAGTTCTGCAAGCACTTCATCAGAAATACATCCATCTGGATAGCTTCTAATGACCTCCCAGACGAGTTTTTCTATGGTTTTGGTATCTACAGACACAGATGCCTCTTTTGACGTGTCTGGAGCATCTTTTCTGACCAAGAACTTGGGAATTGTGCCAAAAGCAGGCAAGCCCATCATATTGAATAAATCCATGTTTCACCTCAAAAAGGAATATTGTCATCTTCAGGAATGTAATTTGGCCTTGCTGTTCTAGGCTTTTGGAAGTCATCTTGTGGCTTTGGATCATTGATGTAAGCCCATCCATCCCAGCCTCCTTCCTTGAGAGGTGTACAATCCAATTTAAGCATTGGTCCATTCTTGGTTTCAATAACTGATCCAATTCTTGTATACCTGTTCTTTTTCATGCCCTCAGCATTGGTGTAAGAACCTGTGATTACGCTAATCTCTTTTAATACTTTACTCATTGCATTTGCTCCAAAATTTTAACTTTTTGTTCAACTTCTTCTAAAAACTTAACTACTTCTAGTTCTAACATCTTTCCATAAACACTATCAAACTCCAACCTTTCTACAAATATTTGTAAATTTGATGTAAATCTTGGATCAAAACTCACAAAATCACACCATTTTCTACCTGTACAAATCATTTGCCACATCATTTGTGGGACATACTTAGTAGGAATCTTTCTGGTAATCAGGGTATCAAGATGAGTTGCACTGTTTGGGCATTTAATCTCGACAAGGCCATCAGCACCAACTAGACCATCTGGACTAGCACCAGTCATTGCAATTGTTGGATGGTCAATAAAGCCTGTCTCATCCACAAATAGACCACGTTTAAGCTCATAAGCCTGTCTTGCCAATGGTTCAGTAGCTGTTCCCCATTCCATTGCAGGGCTTGTATATGATTCTCCCTTGGTATTGGTGATTCTTTCCAATACGAGCTGAGTTGCATAGTTCTCTCTGCTTGCACTTGGACCTGATTTAGTCTTAGCAATAATGTCTGCTACTCTGCTTGCTGTGGCTTTTCCAAGTCTTTGAGCAAACCATAGTGATGAACCTTGTTCAATCATGTGTTTTTCTCCTTTAATTTGGCTTCTATAGCCCTACCCATTTTTTGAAAATTCATAGTATCCATGTAAATGGCTTCTATTTCCTCATCAGTCAGTCCTACCCATTCACTTTCCTTAGTTTTATACTGGCAACCTTTCTTCTTGGTGTATCCACAATCTCCTCCACAACTAGGACATGGTTTTGAGTTAGTCATCATTATTTCCTTCACACTTCTCACAACTTGGGTGATCTGGGTCTCTGCAATCTGGATGCTTTAACAGCTCCCTTCTGTACCTTTCCTCACTAGCCTCAACAGCACTCCAATAGTCTCTTTCATATTCGTAGTCACTCACTAAAGTCATTCTGTTACCCTACCTTTCATTTCATTCTTGACTGCAATTACTCTGTCTTGATGTACTTTGTCACTTTGGCAAGCCTGAAATGCTATTCTGTAACTAGCAACTAATTGCTCTTGATTCTGTGCTTCTTTCATCTTCTCAATCAGTTTGTCTAGCTCCTTGACATTGACATGGCTCACAATCTTGGTCTCAACCTTTCTGCTTGCTTGGTTACCATCATCATCTTCTGGTGCAATGCCACAAGAAGCCATGAGGCTATATCTCCTTGCATACGTCAGAGCTGAAGCATACCCTTGTGGGTCATGTTTCACAGCAGGAAAGTGCAAAAGACCACATTCCAACATCTCACCAGACTCATGGACAAATATGGTTTCCACAATCACTCCATCAGCACACTCAAATGTCTTTTGAAGTAAGAAGATGCCATTGTCATTTAAAGCATCTATAACAGCTTCAACACAACCAGCTAGGTCAACGTACCTAGATTTGAAATGAGGGTTTATAGACTGCTTTAAGGCAGGATTAAAGGCCTTTTGAGCTTTGACTAAGGCAGTTGCGATGTTTTTCATAGTTTGTCCATTTCTTCATAAATATTGAGTTCAGTTACAACCATATTGACCACATCGTAAGGCTTGACATATAAGTAATTAGAAACTGCAACCATTGTTTCAATCAATGCGTTTAATGTTGTGCCCATATCTTGACCAATAAATAAAGACATAATCTCGTCATGGAGTTGGTCAGTTGTTTTTTGTTTTACTTTTTTCATTCTCTCTCTCCTAGAAACTCATTATTCAGTTTATTAATTTCTTCACGTTGTATATCGATCATCTCGCAAAGTTCTTCAATTTGGCTTTTCAAGTAACCCAATTGGAAATTCAGTTTGTTGATTGGGTTATTGATGTAGGCTTGTGTTGCTTCTTCAGACTGTCTAATGATTTTGGAAGCATCCATTATGGTCTCCAGATAAACATATCTAATAAAATAACGATCACTGCGATTAGGTATACGCATAATTCACCCCTTGTAAACATTTTCTCGATTGGTTTCTCGATTGAAGCCCCATACTCCATGGTATTGTGGAAAGCCTCGTTCGTAGTTCTGTGATATTTTTCCATTTAAGTCTCCAGTAATTGTCAATGCTTGATTAATGATGTGGTTAGGATAGGGAACGCCAACCTTCACCTGATCTAAGATTAAGTTGGCTTGTTCTTTAAGCATTTAGCCACTCTTGGTATGTTTTGAGTGGTTGACCATTATTTGTAATATCACCACCTTTGCCATCATCAGCACAAGCTAAATATATTTGGTACTCTTGGTCATTAGTACCACGCAATTGCGTTTGGAATGTTTCTAATAATTCAATTTTCATTTTGCTTCCTTCTTAAAAGACCCTTATGCGTTTTGCTAGGGCATGAATGTAGTGTACATCAAGATTTACTTTTAGCAAGTCTTTTTTATAGGTATATTCCCTAATGTTGTAAATAAGTAAACAATGATGTACAATTACAACATGACAAAACAAAAAGCAATCAAATTAGCAGGTAATCAGGCATCTCTAGCAAGGCTGTTAGGCATTAATAGACAAGCTATTACCAATTGGAAAGTTATTCCCCAAGCAAGGATTTGGCAATTAAAGTTGCTAAAGCCTGATTGGTTTGTTGACTGACGTTTACAGATGTGTATAATTTAAACCATTGCAGTAGAGTGCAATAAGTTGAAGCCATTTAATGATGTATCTTGCCCTCGAATAGGGGGACTCTACCAAGTTACATCTTTAAGTGGCTTTTTTTATTGTCTTGACGTAATCGTAACCCACACGTTAGTAGAGAGTCTGCATGGACTGCTTGGGAGAAAACACCACACACTGCTACACCCCAGTGCAAAACGTGACCAGACTTTGTTTAGGTACTGGTAAAGCAATTGGTAACTCAGGTGGAAACTAGGCCAGTTGTATAAGCGAATAAACACCTCAAGGGAGCTTGGGTTTATCTTCTAAGTTAAGACGAATTAAGAATGAAGCAGATGAAGTTAAATTGGAGAGGGAGTGGTACTAACCACCCTAGGCATAACTATGTCTGCTCAATAACAAAAGGAATGAGCAATGCAAGGCAATCTGTTTGACGAGTTAGAGACTGCAAATGAAGAATGGCAAGGTATGCCAGAGTTTGTGCAAGAGGATTTAAGCCCTCATCGAGTGATTTACGTTAGGTTCAGAAATGATGAGGATGTAGCTAGGTTTGAGGAGCTGATGAACCAAAAGATCACAGAAAAACAAAAGACTATCTGGTTTCCTTATGCTGAACCAAGGCTTAGGGCACACTTGAGGTATGTGGATGAATCCTAAGTATCCAATCTACATAGTCTCCAAGGGTAGAGCTGATTCAAGGCTGACATCTAAGGCTTTAGAGTATATGCAAGTGCCTTACTACATCATTGTGGAGGCACAGGAGTATGAGGAGTATGCAAAGGTGATTGCTCCTCATAAGGTCTTGATCTTGCCTACACAGTATCAAAGGGATTATGAGGTGTGTGATGAGTTAGGGGATAGCAAGTCCAAGGGACCCGGTCCAGCACGCAACTTTGCTTGGGAGCACAGCATCAGCCTTGGTGCTTCTCGCCACTGGGTCATGGATGACAACATTGCCAGCTTCCAAAGACTCAACAGAAACCTCATGGTCAGAGTCAACTCTGGCACTATCCTCAAGTGTGCTGAAGACTTTGTAAACAGATATGAAAACGTCTACATCTCAGGCTTTAACTATGACTTTTTTGTCCAGAGCAAGGAAGTCCATCCTCCATTCATCAGAAATACTCGTATTTACTCTTGTTTGCTCATCCAAAACGACATACCTTACAGATGGAGAGGTAGGTATAACGAGGACACAGATTTATCTCTAAGGGTCTTAAAAGATGGTCATTGCACCATCCAGTTCAATGCCTTTATTCAAGAAAAAGCACAAACTCAAACCTTAAAAGGAGGCAACACAGAGGAGTTTTATGCCAAAGAGGGCACACTTCCTAAGTCACAGATGCTTGCTGACTTGCATCCTGATTGCTCCAAAGTAGTCTGGAAGTTCAACAGATGGCATCACCACGTTGACTACAGACGATTCAAAAAGAACCCATTGAAGAAAAAAGACATAGTTATCCCACAAGGGATGAATAACTATGGCATGAAAATGATTGACCCAAATGATTGACCCAAATGATTGATCCAGTCGAACACTATGCTAATCTAGCTTTACAACAAGGCTGGATTGATTACGTCAGGCATCAGGTTAGGGAAATGGAAAAACACAGAATGTTTACAGGCTTAGGTAAAGCAGTTGCCCAAAGAATTAAGGAAATGAATGTTTCACGTCACGTTTAAAGTCGATGGTTCACCACATGGCAAAGGCAGACCAAGGTTTGCCAGAATGAATAATTTCGTCAGAACTTACACTGATGACAAAACCAAGTCCTACGAGGATTTAGTCAGGCTTTCTGCTCAAAAATCAATGGGTATGTCTGAACCTCTTAAAACAGCCTTAGACGCATTTATTTATATCTCCCTGCCTATTCCATCAAGCTACTCTAAAAAACGCACTGAGGCTTGTTTAAATGGCTTAGAAAAGCCTATTAAGAAGCCAGACATTGATAATGTTGCTAAATCAGTGTTGGATGGGTGCAATGGAGTGATTTTTGTATCAGATTCTCAGATTGTTAATTTACACATTACCAAGACTTATGGTGTTCCTCATGTTGAGGTCTTGATTAGGGAGACAGAATGAATACTTTTTTAATTATTCTGATACTTTTTTTTGGATTATTTTTTGTATTGATGATCTTAATTGCATCATGGGCAGTGATTGAGGAGCTATCCAATGACACCTGAAAGACATGCCCAATATATTTACGACAATGCTACCCAATATGGCTGGGCTAAATCAAACAGAATTGGTGTTGAACTTAAACTAAAAACAGCTAAGGCCATGATTATGAAACAAGTAGCTGAGGAATTTAACCAGATTTCAGCTCAAGAAAGGGAGGCTTTAATTCATCCTGAGTACACCAAGCTAATCAATGATCTGATGCAAGCAGTAGCCATAGAGGAAGAACTCAAGTACAAGTTAGAGGCTTCTAGGCTGTCTATTGACATTTGGAGGACTAGAGAGGCATCTGAGAGACTTGGTATAAGATCACATGAATGATGTATCCTAAAACCCAATATATTCGCTCTAAGCACCTTTTACAGCTCGTTGCGATGATGAATTGCCAAAGGTGTGGGTTTCATTTGGCACAGGCTTGTCACTCAAATTGGCATGGAGGCAAGGGTAGAGGCATCAAGGCTAGCGATAACTATATCGCGGCTCTCTGCCAGACCTGCCACCACGACATCGACCAAGGCCATCTAATGACCAAGCAAGAAAGAATGCACGAGTGGTATCAAGCTCACCTAAAGACCTTGCACTTCCTCTTGATCACTGATCAATGGCCTCGCAACATCCCAGTCACTGACCTCTATTTAGCCTTTTCTGAGGCTGGGAATACCTGCTGAAGGCTGACCAGATGGGCTATGACGAGGATGAGCATGGCTCATGTCTGTCTTTTCATGTGCTTTGAGTTCTTTCTCAATCTTCATCACATGTTCTCTCTCTTTTTGCCATTCTTTTTGAACAACATAATGTGAATCATTGTCTTTTTTAGACTCACCACGAGTAACTTTAAAGTTTGTTGCCATAATTATCCTAAAACGCTGAGTGCGTGTTTTGTTAAAGAAATCCTATCCTCAAGACCAATTGTTCCACCATTAATTCTCTTAGTCAAACCTACCCAATCTTCCCTTTCAGCAAAGGCATTGCATCCATGTGTTGACCAAAACCAACCAGCACTAAGGCTTGCATACATGGGAGTTGCTACCAAGTCAGGGTTTTGGACTAGATCCTTCTGGATAGATTGTCCACAGTGATAATAGTTGTCGTGACCAGTCAGTTGAATTAAGCCTCTGCCATGAAAACGCCATCCATCACCTGATGCCTCATCCCTATTGCCCATTCGCTTTTGGTATATCCTGTTAGCAATCATCTCTGGGTGATGTGCGTACTTCTGTAGCTCCTCAGAATCTTTAAAATGATGAGCAAATAACTTAGCAAGCGTTTCAGGCCTATAGTTAAGATTTTCTTGTAAGGCCTTAAAGTGATTGGATTCATGGGCACATTGTCCTATAAAGGCTGATTGTTGTTTAGTGTCACTGATTCCAAATGCTGTAAACGTAGTAGTCAATGGCTCTGACCACTCAATACCTATTCCTAGAGCATGGAGCTTCTCAGGGCTTAACATTGACCATCTCCCTTACTTTGTTGTAGGTGTCGATACAGGCATTGAGCTGAGTGATTGCTGTGTCTCCTTCTGTTGCGATGGAGACAATATCTTTAATAACCTGTCTGTCAGATTGGCTGTCATTGGCTGAATCTCCTCTGGCAGTGGAGGCATCTGTACTGGCTTGTATGGCACAACTGGAGGGGAGGTGCAACTCACCAGAGTCAATACGAGCATTAATAGTAGATTGCTTGGTTTTAACGTCATTTTTAGCCTTCAAAAGTGCAATAGTCGTTTGTGTAATTTTCTTATTTAAATCTACTTCTTTTGCTCTAGCTTCTTCATTAAGTCTTGCAATTTCTGCTTGATCTTCTGCCACTCGTTCTTGATAGCCTGAATGATGTCCATAGAAATAAACTCCTAAAACAGTGCAAATAGCACCAATGATGAACCAAGGATTAAATAACATGACTTGCCCTTGCTTGTGACATTCTTTCTCTTTCCTCATCTGACTCTAGCACAGGAGGACCTGATGGAGGAGAAGGAGGTGTCCATGCCTGATTTGGGTCAATGCTAAAACCAGATGTCGAATTATTGAAACTCATAGGTTGACTATAAGGTGAACCATAAGGTTGACCCATGCAAGGGTTAAAAGGCATTGGAGGAGGACTAGGAGGCACACTAGACTTGCCTGTAAGGACCAAACTCACTACTGTGAATATCTGTGCCATAGCCATAGAAAGAATGGCTAGGATAGCCTTGTCAGCAGGAGCTTCAGTAAACAAAGGCTGTTCAATAAAAACAATACTGTATGAAAACAGCACTGTTACGAGGACAAGGATAAAACAAAACGTCTTTAGGATAAACGCTTTAGTCTCGATGTCTACTTGTTCAGGGGTTTTGTGTGCCATTTTTTGGTTTGTTGAAAAATTCTGGGCAATTTTGCGATGCAACACAAAGGGGAGGCTTGCAATCCTCTTGCTCCCAATTCTTAGGGTCTTGGCAATGGTATCTATATCTATCTTCACAAGACACCAACAAAAGAGTTAAAAGTAACCACTTCATTTTCCTTCAATCCTTGCTAAAGCCTTGCTCACCCTAATTTCCATCATTTTGATGTCAATGTACATCCAAGACAAAATTGGAATAAACAAAAAAATGACCACCATCAAAATCACGACAACATAGACGAAAAACGTACGATCATCATCATTACCCATACCCATCCTATCATCAGAGCTGTCAGAGTTATAGCTATTGCCTTGTCCTGAATTTCCTCTTGACGTTGACGTTTTTGCCATGCTATTTTCTTTTTCTTGTCTAACTCTGCCTTTCTAGCCAATGCTTGTTGATTAGCAATGTGGCCTACCATTTTGTTAACCCTCGAATAAAGGTCTTTCATTTCCTCTGGTACATGGTAGACCATGTACTCCCTCATCTCCTCATTCAACTTTTCCATCTGCAAGTTAGCAATAACTAGCTTGATTGCAATGTCTTGTCCTTCTTCACCACTAGCTGTCAACGCAATTTCTTCTTGTTCCTTAGCATAAGCCTTTAAACCATTGTAGGCATGAAAGAACTTGGTCAAAGCATCAGCAACTTGGGCATAAATTTGGTTTTCGTCAAACTCAACAGACTTTTGTTTTACCTTTTTAGTTGGCTTTTCAACAATTTTTTGTTGATTTTCTTGTTTAGCATTCCCAAAAAGACCCTTCAAAAATCCCCAAATGCCTTTGGCATCATTTTGAATACCTTTTACATCCTTGACAACTCCATCAAACTCCTTCTTGGCATCAACAACAAATTGTCTGCCTTCCTTGTACATCTCGCATGATTCTTTGACGAGCTTAAACGCTGAGGTTGCAAGGGCAACAAGAGTAAATGGATCAATTTTTTACCCCTTAGTAATCAAATGAATCAAGAGTCCAATGATTGCACCAGCTCCTCCTATGAGGATGCCTTCTAGACGTTTTAAACGTGCGTTAACGCCTCGCATTTCCTTTTCAATGCCTTCATACCTTACAGCACAGATATCAATGTGTGAGTCGATTTTGCTCTCCACCTCAGCTAGGCTCATCATAAGCCTCTTAAGAATGCAATTGAAAAGGTTGTGTCAGCTACTGTGCTTGGAGTGGTGCTCAGTGATCCACCAGAAGACTGGGCAACAACACCTTGGATGTAATCAGTTGATCCATTGCATTTGACAATGGTTGAGCAGACTGGGGTGCTACCTAGGGCTGAGGAGGCCGCCACGTTATAGTCCACCAACGTGCTCCCATTCTGCAATATCCCACACCCTACCTGATACCCAGCACTGGTGCTTGAAATCGTGCAACTCACGTTCACTTGGTAATACCCTGCCACATTAGGTGTGTAGCAATAATTTGACTGTACCCAAATGCTATTGGTGTCATAGTTCACTGTCTCATACTGGATAACAGTCACTGTTGAACTAGCAATAGTCTGAGCTGTGATTTGGTGAACAAATGCTACAGGAGGACTTGCAACACCTGTGCCTCCACTTGTTCTACCTAAAACACCTGAAAACGACACATTAGGAGTTGTTCCAGTAGTCACAGAAATGGGTGATGTTCCAGTCACTGATGAGACTGCTGTGGTGTTTCCATAGTAGCTAGATAAACCAGCGATGTTGTCGTAAGTGCCAATTAAGTTTGAGGAGCTGTCTGTCAGCACAAACTTGTAGTTATAGCCTTGAGTTAACCAAATCTCATAAGGAGGTCTGCCATCAGTGCCCATAATAATAGGGTTAGTGTTGGCAATAGTTCCTGCTGAGTCTGTGTACGTTGCTAGTGGAGTGCTAGAACCTGCTAAATAAGTGTAGAGAAAGCCACTATTGAGAGGCAATCCTGTAGAAGTAGTTTGTGCTACTGCATTGAATATAGGTGAAAGATTGACACTCATTTGTTTAAGTCCTTAATTTTTGTACCAAGTTTAGCGTTGGCTTTCATTTCATTTCTTAAATCTTCTGCTTCTTTAATAAGAGCTTTATTCTCTAAAGACTGGGCAACTTTAGAACCAGCTTTGCCTGATAGATAGCCACCAACACCAGCACCAAGTGGGCCAGCGATTGCACCCCCAGCTGCGGCACCCAAGCCAGTTGCTGTTTTCTCAATATGTCCCTCCAACAGTCCTAGCCTTCTATTTTGTAGGGCAGAGCCTTCATAGTTGTGGATGCCCGGCATGATGTGGCCTGCATAGTTCAACGTATGGAAATCCTTTTGAGCTTCTGGACTAAATCCATGTTTGATCTTTTCTGCTCTTGCATTCAATACCTTGTTTGCAGAGTTTTGATTCCAGACACCAACTTTATTAGCACCTTGCTCGTACACTTCTCTAGCAATGTTACCTAACAATTCATTTTTGGCAGAAATTGCTGATGTTCTTAATTCTTCAGGAATATCAAGTTCAAAGTTCTTAGCCTTAATTTTTCCTTTAGCAATTGTTTCCAAAGTATCGTGAATATGCTTCCACTCATCAACAGGCATTTGGTTTAATCGTTCAGGTATCTTTTCATAAGGTGTTCCTGTTTGCACTCCATTAGGATCGACCTCACCAAACATGGTTTTGATGCCTTTAGAACCAAATAGGACTCTTTCAGCTTCATGGATGTTTCTGCCCTGCTCATAGAGGCCGGGGCCACCAGCCCTCGCAATATCAGCATCAATTGCATTAATCACCTGACCAATCCCATAACTATTAGCAGGTGTCCATTGTTTATTCAAAGATTGTCTAATCTTCTCCAAACCTGCCAAACTATTAGGAGCTGTATTTTGTAAGCCTTCAGTCTTGTGTAAATCCAATAATTCTTTTACACCACCAGTAAATTCAGGTATGCCTTTGATTTTTAATTCAGCTCTAAATTGTGGTGAATTAATCAAGTTTTCTAAGGTGTTTGTACCAATTGGATTGTCACCATTTTTTTCTTTTGCTTCTTGATAAATTCTATTTTTTTCTGTTTTGAAGAAAC